CCTCTGGTATCGAAAAAGTATAAGAAGTATCTGTCTCAGTTCCTATACAAACCAAACCTTCTTTTAGTGTAAGAATAGAAGATGCTCCGAAAAAATTGACATCAAAAGAAATTGTTGCTTTTGCTGCCGTTTTAGATCTAGGTAGGTAACCAATATTTCTTGCAAGAGAAACTACGTTCTCTCTCATGGTTGCAGAGTCTAAAAAAGACTCATTTGCAATCATGTTTGCATTGAATGCGGAGATATATGTATTATATGCCAGCGTATCAATTAAGACTGAGAAATTAGATCCTTCAAAGTCAAAATCGGTAAATTTGCTATTTGATCTTAGATAATCTTTAATCGATAGTTTTATCTGATCAAAATCTAAATTAGTGTACTGTGTAAAAGGCATTTTATCTTGTTGCCTCTAGTATGAAGTTTACGGTTTGTGCTGGAATCTCCTGTCCTACAACATCAAAAATAATAGTTATGTCTAAAGCGTTACTATTCTGATATGCATTAACTTCAACAACTACATTTTCAACCCTAGGTTCAAAATTCTCAATAGTTGTAGTTATTTGGTCTTTTATAGTGGCAGCTATTCCTAGATCAAAATTTTCAAACAAAGAATCTCTAACAGTTGATCCAATAACAGAGTTAAACAGTCTTTCTGATGGAATTGTCTCCACAAGGTTACGAACGGACCTTGCAATAGCAGATCCGTTCGATAAAACTGTTAAATCTCTGGTGACTGGATGGGGAGTAAAGGATAAACTTATGTCCCTAAAGGATCTACTAGTCCTTTGTGTTGGCATTTAACAACAAATTACGATATTCAATTTTATTTATACCCTATTCTTGTAGATTTTTCTGTCCTTTCTTCTTATCATCGTGCATAATCTCCTGAATACATAATTCTTCTGCACAATCATTGGTTTTATGGGGTTGTGTCCAATAATCCGTGATCAAACCTTGTGTTCCCCACATCTTATACATGTACTCTTTGTCTCTATCTACTGGTGAATTGCCCATTTTGCTCCTGTTTCGTAAAAAACAGAACTTTTTGAGGGGTTGCTATCCCTATTTTTATTTATTTTCAGTATTTTCGCGTTCTTTTTCACGCTCCTTGGCAGTTTTCCAGTGATATTCATCCTCTCGACCCATTCCAAGGCGATCAAAACCATTTTCAACCGAGTAAAATTGAGTTGAAACCTTAAAATCGGGCATTTTGGGGTCGGCAGGAGTCAAACTATTATCAAAAATACGTAATCTGTTGTTAGGATACAGTGCATATTGCCCATTTTCAAGTTCAATGAGGTTATGAGACTTATGTTCTGCTGGATTTTCGCTTGTAGCATAGTCAATTGCATCAGGATCTTGATGATAATTGTCTATTGTGCAGACATAAGTGCCTTTTTGAATGCCGTGATCGCGTGTATAGCACTCAAAATCCATACTTCCGATGAATTGTTTAGTAACTGTCACAACTCCATAATCCATACAGTTCCAAAACTGTAGATTTGGTAGGTTCATATCTGGAGAAGGTGTCTCAGGATCACTGACAAAGGCACTAATAGGCAATTTATCGTACATTGCCGCATATTCTGGTAGATATGTTTCAAAATAAAAAGCACGCCCAGGAATCGATTTAACCGAAACCCAGACGCCTTTTACAAATTCACCATGTCCACTTTGATGATCTGTTAGATATTCTTTACGAACCCATACTTCCATTGAAGGAAGATTAGCAATCAAACATGCCATACGTATTTACACTACTACACGTATATATTACTTTCCTTGTCCACGATAACGCTTACGTGCTTTATTGCGAGACGTCGCGGCGTATTTCGTATGCTGCCCGCTTCCTTGACGAGACTTTTTGGGAGTTGCTTCCACATACCCACCACCTTTACGCATTGCCATGATACTTAATCTCCTTGAACCATTTGTGTAGAAAGAACCTCAGGTCTTGGTGAACCTAAGTTGTAATATTCTAGCGCATAATCCTCCATAATGTCAAAGTACTCTTCTTGTGAGAGATTGCTATGGAGAACTTCGCCAGTGACTGAGTTAATTATATTATAACGCTCACCCATATCAGATAATCCTTGTTTTTTCGTGCCCAACTCTAATACGCGGGTCGCACCAAATCTCAAAACCTGCTGCGATTGCATCGAGACAGAATGATACATCCTCTCCACACATATCTTGCACTTCGCCAGATTCAAATACTTGCATCTTTGGAGCAAACCAAGGATACTTCATTTCTGCATGTTCCCATACACCATGCTTGATAAGCAACCATCCGAAACCTGCATAATCAACAGTGAATGGTTTCCTACGATTGCTCAGTGTTTCTGTGGTTTCATGATTCATCACTCCACCATTATTGCGGAAGTCATCTTCATCCATCCAGTGTGCAACAGAACTTGTAACACCATCTTCTGTAGCATACCATCCACTTGCAATATCTTTATCCATCAAGATTAATTGCCAGAACTTCTCAGAGTTGAATACAATATCACTATCAATCCATAGTTGATAATCATACTTCAACTTACCATCCCAGGGAATTTGATCTGGACCACGAAGTACATTAGCACCTAAGCACTTACAACGTGCAAAGTTTACCATTGAACTGTAATCTTGTGAAATCTGAATACTTGCTCCTGCTTGTACAAGATCAAAACAAAGTTGTACAAAGTTTTTCAGATAAAGATAAGAAACTCCGCGCCCAGGCAAGCAGAATACAATACTCTTGCCTTTAACCATTTCTTTTGCTTTTGCATAGTCCCACTCTGGTTCTTTTTGTTTTGGTGGGTTCTTCGCTTTAACAGTGAATCCTTTAGACATACGATTAATGATGTTACTTCAGTATCATACAACAATTTATACGTTCAGTCAACCTCTGATATTAAGATTGCATCTCCGTCAACTTCCATATTTAACTCGGTGCCTTCATACCACCCAAACTCAGATATTATCCATTCTGGAACTGTTACGTAGTATTCTCCCGTTACTGGATCAACTTCTACTGTTGTTAAATTATGCTCCGGATTTTTTTGCATATTACTTTGTGTCATTGCTTTATATAGTGCTTTCGACTTTTTATAAGCACCATACCTATCCGGGATTTTTTTATTCATGTGATATCACGAAGGCGCTTTGGGTCGTTTATAGCTTACAGTAGTACGCGATTTTATAAACGGGGGGGCGCGATCCCCCCGACTGCTGCTGATCACGAACGAATGTCGCCCAGTGCGCTCGCTTTGGTGGTCATGCTGGTGCCCCTGCTACCTGCTGCGCCGCCGTGGGTGCGAACGCGGGAAGATCCTCCCTTGATCCGACTGGTCCAGCGGTTTGCCTTAGAACCATGAGCAACGGGCAGGCGCTTGACCTTGAATTGAACGCCGTCGATGGTGGTGGTGGTCATGTGGTGGGTCTGTGTGCTTGAGATAATTGTAGCACCTCAGGGGGGCGTGGTGCGGGTTGAAATCTTAAGATCACATAAAGTAAAATCCCGAGTCGTCGACGATGCTGTAGTCTTTAAGGACCTCCCCCTCCGCTAGCGAATTCTTGACTCGATCCATGAAATCTTCGGGTTTATCTGACTGCAACACGACGGTCAGTATGTATTGTTCAATGTAACGATTAGGTTGTACTACGTCAGGAACGGTGTAAGGTTTTTTGTCAGTCATGACCATGCCTTTGCGCGGGTAAAGTTATTGTAACTGAAAACCTCACGATTGACAAGTTTAACCATACCTTTGGCGGTGCTGAACACAAACCCTTCGGCAGTTATTTGATCATCACCAATGAACGCAGCACAGTCATTGCCCTGCCATTGTGGGCGGCAGAGATGCAACGCGTCTTCCTTGATGGACTTCACCAACGCCCAATAACTTAGGAGATTGGGGTCACAATCGAAATCCTTATTGGCGATGGGGCGTTGCTCACGGATGCAGGCGTTAAGTTGCTTCTTAAGGTCCTTTGCTTCCTTATCAGACACGAATGTGACGGTCTGCGCCATAACCTTGGCGAAGTCAATCACCTCTTTAAGGTCACCGAAGTCGCCAGCGCATTTGTCATATTGACCCGTGAAGATGTGTGCCCGTGTGTCAACGAACTTACAGAACGGGGTGCTCACCAGCGCATAAGATGGCAGAGGGAACGCTTCTGCATCACGGAGATCTGTCTTGACCTTATAGACAGTGTGGGGAGCAACAATGATGTCCTCAGTGACTACTTCGTTGAAACGGTATGTGATAGTGTTTGGCGTATAGGTGTCAGATCCACCGACACCAATAAAATCCCCCTGGTAAACATTAGTTGTACGAGGTAACCGATCAAAACAATCGTGCAAAATTTCTGCAACATTGCCGTCGTGGTTTTGATCGATTTCCGCATGGGATTCGTTGATCTTGATTTTGACTTTGTTAAAGACGCTTTTAGTGCCAACGAAGAAATTTCCCGTTGCTGGGTTGGTTCCCCATACGATCGCAGGAGCGCCGTCGATTTTGGTGCTGAGTTGACCAGGGGTCAGCAGGAGGTCCAGGACCGAGAGATCACCTGTCAGGATGGTGTCTTCGGGGTGTTCGATGTGCTTGTTTTGCATGTGCTTAGTATAGTCGGTCCTGGGCGCGGTTTGGGGGGAAGCGTGTGCCACTTCCCCAACTGATTCAGAAGTTCAGGGCAAAAACGAAACCCTCCTCGATGATGTAGTCATGCCGCAGGTTCGCCCACGTTCCCTCCCAATCGATGTCCACGAATCCAGGAACGTCGCAGGAGTAGCAGTCGGTCACGAACTGCTCAGCAAAATCAGCACCGCTGTCGTACTCTCCCTGATAGGCGTCCTCAAAAGAGGGCAGCGCCTGAATGCCAAAGACCTCAATGAACGATTTGAGCGCGTTCACGTCGTAGTCCTCGACTAGTCGGTCCAGGACCTCTGCCTCACTGAAGTCTTTGTACTCCTCCAGCAGTTCGGTCACCTCACCGGCGCGCGGGTTCATGTCGTGACCGCGTGCCTCCAGGATCGCAGTGTAGAAATCAGTGAACGCAGGGCGACCCGCTTCGGTCACGTAACCGCAGGAGAGGCACAGGTCAGTCTTGGACATGCCCTGGGCGGCACCGATGGAGAATTCGGTCAGAAGTGCTTGTCCTTTGAGCATGGGATTTTCGGAACTGAAGGTAACGTAGGATGGATCGGAGGGGAAGTCAACGGGGGGTTGTGCCGGTTTGGCAGGTGGTTCGTTGAGCACGGTCATTAGCACGAACGCTGCAGTCAAACCGCCCGCCACGCGGCGAACGTGCTCTAGCATAGTGCTCTCCTGTGTTGTTCATGCCCTTATGATGGCAGATCTGCCCGATCACGGTCGTTCACCACGATACAAAACTCCGAAAGAGAATCTTAAGGTTGGTTGTGCCAATCGGGCAGGTGGGCAGGCAGCCGACCAGTTTGTGTCACTAACTGCCCACCCACTAAATGTCACTTACAGTTCAACACATGCACCCCGGCGCATTTGTTGCCAACTGCGGCAATTACCAGGTCCGCCCATGTAATAATGAGTGCCGTAATAATAAGCAGCACAATTTCTTTCTCTCAACCCAAAGATTCGTGCCATTTCTTTCAACGAAACCTCACCATTAGCACGGCGATACTCATTCAGTTGTTGAGTGATTTTCTTGCAGTTTGGTGTGAAACGAATTGAACTTTCAGGGTGAGTTGTGATTGTGCGAAGCATTGAAAAATGTTAGTGAAAAGTTGGTGAGTTACTATCAGTAATCGGTATCGCCGTTGATGTAACCCTCCACATCAAATTTCTCCTGATCTTGTAACTCAGGAATGTCAAATAACTCACCAGGAGCATCCATCAATTCCTGCAGGATAGTGTCTTCGTAATCCATGAGTTTTTGCAACTGAACATACAATAACCCCTCACGAACGAATCCGCAAGGGGTGCTGTGCCACTAGTTGAACTGCACACTGATATCAGAAGACCTCTGAAAAATCCTCTATAACGACGTCGACACACTCGTCCCCTTCGAGACCTAAAGTATCGTTCCAATCGATACTTTTGAGATCTAGATCATCATAACACATGATGTCTAGAGTGACACGAACAATCTTTTTTTGTGCTAGAGTGTGTGCTTGCATGGTGATTGTGGCAGTGTGTGCTACATTATATCATGCATAATGCTTATACGCAAGCGCATCATAGTCTTGCGTATCTCGTTCATATTCTTCATCCGCGTCCTCCATGAGATTATGTACACCATGCCACATCTCGTAGAACATATCCTCGTCTATAATGTTCTCGTTCCCGAATGTGTGCTCAATGTCGTAATCGTCGTACATGATTCTCGTATGAACGTAGTGTTATTATACAGGATTCTCGTAGAAAACGCAAGGGGTAGTGTGTTTTCTCGCACTGAACCATGTAGTATATATGCATTATCGTACTTATGTGTCTTTCTCGTTACATTTTCTCGTGTTATGATGCGCACATTTTCTCGCAGCGTTATACTTGACAATTCTCGCGCTTCATGCTACGCTCGCTAAACTCACAATTCTCGAAGCACTTTACGCGAGAAATAAAACACTCTCATAAGTACAAGTACAATTAACACAAATACCCTCTCAATGTACTTGTACTTATAAATTATCAATAAGTACAACGCATAAGTACAACATGGATGCCGAATTTAGGCGTTTGAGTGAGATTGATGATTACGAAGATTTCAGTGATTACGCCATCGATGTAGAAGGAATACTTTGGTCTCTTAAGTATAAAGAACCGCGCAAGCGCAAACTCATCTGGTCAGGTAAAGATCAGTGTGCTTATTTAACATGCAGGATCAGAGATGATAACGGACAACCGAAGACAGTTTATATTCACAAATTAGTTGCACAGGCATTTCTCCCATGTGATGACACTACCCGAAGGGTGAAACATAAGAATGAGAAGCGTGATGATAATAGATTAGAAAACTTAGAGTGGGTTGCTAATGTTAAAGATAAGCAGGTGGCAGACGATTATATACTGCATCGTTCTCTTGTTGAGAGAGTCTTACAGGTGCATATCGCAGCACAGAAGAAAGGATTGAAAGTGGGAGATTCTTACAGTTTTACCACACAGATGTTAGAAAATGCCATTGAAGCATATATTATGCAATACGGATTACGGAAACTCATGCCTACAGAATAGTTTTATACGCCGGAACGCCTCTACAAATTACCACCGGTCATCCGGGCATCTCGATGCTGAGAATTTTACCTTATGCTCCATCCAACAACCACACAATCTACAGCGTTTCTGTCGTTGTGCATAATGCTCACATTTCTTACATATAGCAAGTCTTCCATTCATAGTATCTTCATTGACAAATACTTCCAGGTCATTCTTGACTGCCATATCTGTAACCATCTCAATCGCAAACTTTGCCAGGTTACCCATTTGCTCTTCAACTGATGGAAACTCTTCTTTATTCTCCTGTTTGTCCGACATTTGCGCCTCCAAAATAAAACCATCCTGTTACAATGTACTTAGTCCCGTAAGTGACAAGACCACCACGGTGTGCATGTGTATATCCAGAGGGCCAAATAAGCATCTTACCTGTCTCTGGTTTAATACGTTTGTGTTGATAGAGAAACTCTGTTTCGCCACCATCATAGTCATCATTCAAATACAGCATCCATACAGCACAACGCTGACT